TGGATATGTTTGGAAGTATCTTTTCACTGTTTCACCTAGTGATATTATTAAATTTGACTCAACTGAGTTCATTACTGTCCCAAATAATTGGTCTTCTTCCACTGATGCTCAAATTAGAGCAGTCCGTGAAAATGGAGACTCGTCAGTAAACGAAAATCAAATCAAACACGTTTATATTGAAAATGGTGGATCTAATTATGCTGTTGGTCAAGGTCAAGAGGTAGACATTATTGGTGATGGTTCAGGTGCAAAGGCGAGAGTTGATGTTGATACAGCAGGGACAATCACGAATGTTACTGTGAGTGCTGGTGGAAAGGGTTATAGTTACGCACTTGTTGATTTAGGAACTCTTAATAGTAATGTTGCAGTTAATCAGAGAGCAAAATTAATTCCAATCATCCCACCAAAATTAGGACACGGTAGTGATGTATATACTGAATTAGGAACAGATAGAGTAATTGTTTATGCTAGATTCGATGACTCAACAAAAGATTTTCCTATTGATACTAAATTTGCACAGGTAGGCATAGTAAAAAACCCGACTAAAGTAGGTACAGCATTAACCTATACTGATAATAATTTTTCATCTTTACAAGCAGTAAAGTTTAGCACTGTAACTGGATCTTCACCAAAAATTGGAGAAGAAATCAAACAAACTCTTACTGTTACTCCACTTAATGGAAAAGTTGCAACTGGTTTTGTGGCATCATATGATCTTGAAACTAAAGTTTTAAAATATTTTAAAGATAGATCATTGAATTTTAATAGAACTACATTGGATCAAACTGATTATTCAGGAATTTCTACATCTGGTAGAGTATATGGATTTGAAAATGCAATTACTTCAAATAATATTGTAGGGACTGCATCTTCTTTTTCTGGAGCAGTCGATATAACTTTTTCTGATGCTACTTTAAATCCAAATGGAAACAAAGTTATTAATTTAGGAACAACTTTTGCACAAGGGTTATCTGATAGTGAGATAAATAAAGGGTCTGGTGAAATAATCTATCTAGATAATAGACCTATAATTAACAGAAATCCTCGTCAAAAAGAAGACATTAAAATTATACTGGAATTTTAACCGATGCCACAGAAGACTAACTTAAATATATCACCTTATTATGATGATTTCGATAAGGACAAAAACTTTTATAAGGTTCTATTCAAACCTGGATATCCTGTACAGGCAAGAGAATTAACTGGTTTGCAGTCTGTATTACAAAATCAAGTTGAGTCATTTGGAAAACATATATTTAAAGAAGGTTCAATGGTCATACCTGGTGGTATTGAGTATGATCCAACTTATTTTTCAGCAAAAGTTAATGCTACACATTTGGGAATAGATGTTTCTGTATATTTAAGTAATATTATATCTAATAATGATGGAAAAGGAACAAGAGTAAGAGGTCAAAGTTCAGGTATAGTTGCAACTATCAAAAACTTTATTTTACCTCCAGAGGAAGGTGTAGATGAAATAACAATTTTTATCAAGTATAATCAATCAGGAACAAGTGGAGAGGGTACTGCCTTCCCAGATGGTGAAATACTAATTCTTGAGGATAATGTAACTTATGGCAATACAACTTTAAATGTTGAAGAAACAGTACTAACACTTGTATCTGAAGATGCAACCGCTACAGGATCTGCATTCGGTGTAAATAAGGGTGTTTATTTTATGCGTGGCACTTTTGTTGATGTACCAACTTCTCAAATTATTTTAGAACCATATTCTAATACCCCATCTTACAGAGTCGGTTTTGAAGTTTTAGAAGAAATTATTAATGCTAATGATGACTCATCTTTATATGATAATGCAAAAGGATTCACGAACTTTGCAGCACCAGGTGCAGATCGATTTAAGATTACAGTAAAACTTACTAAAAAAGATTTACAAGATTATCAAGATACTAATTTTGTAGAACTATTCAGGATAAATGAGGGTCAAACTAAAAAATTACAAGATTCTTCTACATATTCCGAATTAAAAAAATATTTTGCAACAAGAACATTTGATGAGTCAGGAAACTATGCGATTGAACCATTTCGTGTAACAACTCAGGACTCTTTAAATGATGAAGTTGGATCAGGTGGATTATATACTGAAAATCAAGTAACAGATAAGGGGAATACACCAAGTGATGATTTAATGTGCGTTAAATTATCACCAGGCAAAGCATATGTTAGAGGTTATGATGTATCTTTACCAGGCACAACGGTTATTGATATTGAAAAACCAAGATCTACAAAATCTATAAAGAATGCATCTATTCCATTCTCTATGGGTAGTTTGATAAAAGTAAATAATGTTCATGGTGTTCCTAAAATAAGTTTAGGTGGAGATGATACAAATGTTGTCCAATTAAGAAATCAAAGAGTTGGTTCAACTAAGACAGACGCAGCAGGTATACAAGTTGGAGAAGCAAGAGTCTATTCTTTTGGACTTGCTGATGCATCTTATTCAGGTGCAACAACACCTTGGGATTTACATTTATTTGATATTCAAACATTTACAATTTTAAAATGTAGTTCTTTCCCAAGCTCTGATGTGTTAAAAGGTATGAAAGTAAGAGGTTTGGCAAGTGGGGCAATAGGTTATGCTGCAAAAAATGCCGATGCAACAGGTAAGAATGAAATAGCATTATCTCAAACAACGGGAACATTCATAACTGGTGAACAGATAATAATTAATGAAAGGACTAATAACGCTAAGTTTTCTATTAAATCTATACTTAAATTTACAACTGATGACATAAAATCAATATTTCAAAATGTATCTGGTTTTCCTACCTTTAATGCAGATACTGTTCTTTATAATCGTGTTTTACCAAACTTTTCAATCACAGATGAACTAAACATCGTTTCAGCTGGTGCAAGCGTTGCGAATAGAAGTTTTGCAGGAGTTGGTATTAATACAGAGGCAATTATTGCATACAACAAAGGTGATTATCAAGATCCTACATTTAATAGAATTTCTAACATTTCAAGTGATGGAAAAATATTAACACTTGCAGCAACATCAGAAGTAGTTGGAATTAATACGGGAACTGTTTCTACAACCTCATCTATTTTTAGAATTAAAGTTCCTAAAGTTTTAAACATTGAAAACTCTGGTATATTTTCAAAATTACCAAGAAAAATTATTTCAAATGTTGATACTTCAAATTCTAATTTAGTTATTAGTAGACAAATAAATAATCAATCAGTATCAGGTGGATCTTTAACAATAAATTCTCAAGCAGGATTAGATGCTAGTGCTGGTATTTCAAGTGCCTTCTTTGAACCATTTGATGCTGAAAAATATTCAATTCATTATTCAAATGGTGATATAGAACCATTAACAGCAGATCAAGTATCAATTGATAATTTAAACAATGATATAACATTTAATGGATTATCAAAATCTTCAACAAGTCAAGTAACAGTAAATGTTACTATGAAAAAAATAGGTGCCTCAAGTAAGTCAAAAGATTATACTAGAAGTCAACAAATAGAAGTTACAAGGACAGTTGGAATATCAACATTAACAAGTTTACTTAAACCAAGTAATGCGTATGGATTAAGAGTTGAAGATAGGGAAATTTCACTTAATGTGCCAGATGTTTCTAAAATTGTTGCTGTGTATGAGTCAAAATCAACTGCAATACCAACATTAGATGCACTAACTTTTGTTTCTGGACTATCATTAAATACAAATGCTATAATTGGTGAGAAAATAGTTGGTAAAGATAGTAGAGCAATAGGTCAAATTGTCACAGCACCAAATGCATCTGAAATTAGATTTGTATATTTAAATGCAAATCAGTTTACTATTGGTGAAGTAATTCATTTTAAAGAGTCTGGTGGGGAATATGTATTACAGGGAACAGAATCAGGTAATTTCATTGATCGAACAAATAACTATGTTTTAGATAAAGGTCATAAGGCACAGTATTGTGATTATTCCAAAATTGTAAGAAAAGCAAAAGTAGGTGTCCCATCTAAAAAATTATTAGTAATTTTTGATCAATATCAAGTAGCTAGTGGAAATAGTGGTGATTTTTATTCAGTAAACTCATATACAAAAGAAAGATATTCTAATGATATTCCTTTAATAGATGGAAATAGAGCAACAGACATAATTGATTTAAGACCAAGAGTAAAAACATTTACCATAAGTAATGAAAATGTTTCTCCTTTCTCATTTGGAGCAAGAGAATTTGAGTCAACAAATCCATATATTGTAACACCCAACGAAAGTTCAATATTAGGATATAGTTATTATCTACCTAGAATTGATAAATTAGTAATTAATCAATTTGAAGAAGTTAAATTAGTAAAAGGTGAACCATCAGATGATCCAGCACCTCCAATTGAAAATGGTAACTCAATGGAGATAGCTGAAATATCACTACCACCTTATCTTTTTGATACAGTAAGATCTCCAAACATTAAGATGTTTGATAATAAGAGATTTACAATGAGAGATATAGGTGCTCTAGAAAGGAGAATTGAAAATTTAGAGTTAACAACTACTTTAAGTGCATTAGAAGTAAGTGCACAATCACTTCAGGTAAAAGATGCCGATGGTCTTGATAGATTCAAAACTGGTCTTGTTGTAAATGATTTTTCAAGTAGAAACTTTATAGATTTTACACCAGAGACAGGATCAAGATGTGATGTAGACATTATAAATCGTGAATTAATAAGTGCTACAGATTTCTGGTCTATAAATCCAGAGTTAGCTCTAAATCCTGCTATTGATGTTAATCGTGCTGATCTTAACTCTAATTTACAACTTTTAGATACAAATTGTAAAAAAACTGGTGATTTGATAACATTAAATTATAAAGAAGTTGATTGGTTAGAACAACCTCAAGCAACAGAAGTTGAAAATGTAAACCCATTTAACGTGATAGTTTTTATGGGTGGTGTAATTTTAGATCCACCTTCAGATAATTGGACAAGAACAATATATGTTGAAAACATAAGGAAAGAATCTACTGGTGCTCAATGGGCAGAAGTTGCCAATGAAGTAGTTCTTGGCACAATAGATGAAAAAGTTTTGAGTTCAACAGTTGTTGATGACAAAAGAGACCCAGATTATAATCATTATCGACGCAGAATAAGGACAATTGGTCAGACAATAGCTTCAACTCAAAAAATTAAAACAACATATCAAAATGTTTTACAAGGTCCCAGTCATGAGTATGATTATGTTGAAAGTATAAAAACAACAAGTGAGGCAGATCCATATATGCGTTCACGAAATGTTTTCTTTAGTGCAAACGGATTGAGACCAAACACAAGACATTATCATTATCTTGACAATGGAATTCCTGATATATTCCCTAAATTAGTTGAGATTAATATGACAAAGGGTACATTTAGAGCGTTTGAAGATATTAAAATTACAACTCGTACTCAAACTGCTAACGGTGCTGCTCAAGCTTTTGATATTGGATTTGCTAGAATACAAAAACCAAATCATAAATTTGGCGATACTTCAAGACCTGATGTAGGAGCAGGTTTAGGATCTCCATCAGTTTTAGTAGAGGAATACACAGTTGATCCTTTTGACACATCAAGACCAGCACCATCAGATACTTATTCAGCAACCTCAAAGATAATTAATATTGATACAATATCATTAGCAAACCAAGAAAAATATTTTGGTTATATTAAAAAAGGTGCAACAATAACAGGAACAGAAAGTGGAGCAGTTGCAACTGTAACTAGCGTAGATCTATTCAGTGACAATTGGGGAGATTTGTTAGGAGCATTTTTCTTTAGAGATCCAAATACAACACCAGCACCACCTACTTTATTTTCTACAGGTACAAAAACATTCAGAGTTACAGCAGCACCAGAGGGCACTATACCCGTTCCTGGTGCAAGTGATCACGCTAGTGATGCATCTGGTGTATTCACAGGAACAGGCACCATACAAACTGAAGTAACAAACACTGTACAGGTAAGAAATCCTCCCAAACCATCAGGAACACGTCCAAGTGAAACAAGTATACAAGTTAATTTAGAATACAAAGAAAAAGATCAAAAATACAAAGCTCCCCATAGAGATCCATTAGCACAATCATTTACTGTAGATGAAACAGGTGCTTTCTTAACATCATTCGATGTATACTTTAAGTCAAAAGATCCACTAGCAAAATTATTTGTTGAATTAAGACACGTTGAATTAGGAACTCCAACACAGTATCTCGTGCAGGATTATGCACAAATTGCAGTTAATCCAAATAATATTAATGTCTCTGATGATGCATCTGTAGCAACTACTTTAAGTTTCCCATCACCAATTTATCTTGAACCTGAAAAAGAATATGCTTTAGTATTCTTAGCACCTTCTTCTGATAAGTATGAAATGTGGGTAGCCACAATGGGTCAAAAAACAATTAAAACATCTAATCTACCAGATGTTGAAAACGTTGTTGTATCTAAACAATACATTGGTGGTAGTTTATTTAAATCTCAGAATGGTACTATCTGGACTGCAAGTCAGTATCAAGATCTAACATTTAAATTGCGTAAAGCATCATTTGTTGAATCAGGGACTACTACTTTCTATAACACTCCAATTGAAGCTGGAAATCTCAACACAAGTGTGTTACCTAGCAATCCAATACGAGTATTACCAAGAAAGTTAACTGTTAAATGTTCTGGTGCCTCACTTAGTGATTTCCCTCTTGGAAGAAAGGTAAGTACTGATAATGGATCTAATTCTGCATCAGCAAATGAAGATTTATGTGTTACAGGTATTATTGAAGGTAGAGGTGCTGCCATTAGTAATAACACTTCATTTGATATAGTTTCTAATGGTGCAGGATACTCAGTAACTAACTCTAATAATATTCCACTTATATCATTAACAGGTAGTGGAACAGGTGCTCAATGCTCTATTGCAGTTGACTCAACTACTGGTGCGATAAATTCAATATCAAACTTAACAACTGGATCAGGTTATCAAGTAGGTGAAGTTTTAACTATCGACAATTCAGATGTTAAAGTTACAAGAGGTGCTGGATTTAAAGTGGTAATTACTGCAGTTGCTACCTCTGCAGATACTTTATTTTTAACTGATGTTCAAGGTAAGCAGTTTACAACAGGTCACAAACTTGTTCATTATGGTGCTAATAATAACACTAGAACTTTAACATCTATAACTGTCAATTCTCCACAAAATACATCATCATTCCCAACAAGTGATTTATTTACTGGTAGTGTATTTGAAGTAACACAATACAATCATGCACATCATGGTGCTACAAATAAAGTTGAAATTAAGGGTGTTCTACCAGATACAACCGTTGTTGCTACAACATCTGATTTGACAGTTGAAGGAACAGTCGTATCAGTTGCAAATACAACACCATTCGCCACATTTGGTGGTATATCTGTTCAGACTGGTGAAGCATTAATCGGTGATGAAATTGTGTCATATACTGTTGGAATAGGTCAGTTAACTCTTACAAGGGGTAAATTTAATTCTAACGCAACAACTCATCCAGAGGGATCTTTAATTCAAACTTATGAAGTTGGAGGTATGCCTTTAGTTGGTATTAATACCACACATACAATTCCAACAAATACAACATTAGTAAATTCATCAAATATTGACAATTATTACTTAGATGTTAATGTATTAGGTATCTCTACCAGAACTGATAACCAACAATTATGCTTCACAAATGAAAAGGGTATTGGTGGACCAGAAGTTAAAATATCACAAAACCATCAATTCAGTTCGATTACACCACAATTTAATTGTATAACACCTGGTAGTGTTACTCGTGTAAATGCTTCACTTAGAACTGTGAGTGGAACAAGTGCAAATGGAACAGAAGTTTCATTTATTGATCAGGGATATGAACCTGTTTCATTAAATTATCCATACTTTTTACCAACTCCAAGATTAGTTGCATCTAGAGTAAATGAAGTAAACAAACTTGCTAATCTTCCAAAGCAAAAGTCTTTGACAATGGATGTAACTATGAGTTCACCTGATCCTAATTTATCACCTGTTTTAGATATTAAGAATGCTACATTTATTTTAGGTAGAAACAAAATAAACAATCCTATTGGTTTTGACAATTATGATACTGACAGCAGAACAAATCAAATTGAAGATGATCCACATGGATCTATATTCATTTCCGAAAGAATTGATTTGAAACAACCTGCAACTTCACTAAAAGTTCTACTCGGTGCAAGCGTACAACCTGAAGCAGATTTCAGAGTATTTTATAGATTGTTTAGTCCAGATTCAAGTGAAATATCTCAAACATATAGACCATTTCCTGGTTATAAAAACTTAGTTGATGTTGATGGTGATGGATTTGGTGATGATATAATTGATTTAAGTAAAAATGATGGAAGACCAGATGCTTTTGTATCTCCTAATGAATTTTTCAAATTCTCGGAGTATCAATTCTCAGTTGATAATTTAGAGCAGTTTACTGGATTTGTTATTAAGGTCGTTATGATTTCAACTAATGAATCTTATCCTGTACACATTAAAGACTTTAGAGCAATCGCATTAGCATGATACCAGTAGAGGGTCATAAAAATCTTTTTCGTGATGAAAAAACAGGTGCCATAATTAATATGGACACTGCTGGATATTCAACTTATATGTCTGATAAGAGAAGAAATTCTGATAAGCAAGCAGAATTAAATGAAATGAAAAGTGAGATTGAGACACTAAAATCTATGTTAAAAGAGCTTGCTTCAAAGATAACAACATAGTAAATATAAATACTTTCTAGATCTGAATTGCTTTTCAAATAGATGGCAGATATCAAAGTCAGAGTAGGACAACAAAATGCCACGAAGGTGATTTCATCTCTGGCAGGTGCCCAAACTCTATCATTAGCAGAATTAAGTGATGTGAATGTAGTCGGAACCCTACAAAACGGTATGGTTCTTGTTTATAATGGTGTAACAAAAAAATTTGACACAACCTTAGAATTAACGCCAGGTGCAACACAGAATTTAGACATCAACGGAGGAAATTTCTGAAATGGCTAGTATAATTAGAATCAAACGATCATCGGGTACAG